GTGAAGTCTATTACTGATATTATTATTAATTTTTTTCTTTTAGAAAAGAGTTGGGCAAAATTATTTTATATCATTAGTCCAAAAGATGAGAAAGTGATAAGAAAGTTAGCCTCAAAAATTGCTGGAAGTCCAGAAGTAAGACAATCTTTTCTTAATGAATGGAAAAAGGAGGGAATGTGATGGTAAATTCAAAAAATTATAAACAGTTTAAATACATTTCTGATTATCGTTACGGGGCTTTAGAGGAATTAACTGATGATGAATTAGAAGCCCAAAAATATCATGTGAAAGAAATATATGGGCAATCAAAATTACCTTGTTTTAGAACTCTTATTCGAATATCTGTATCAACTATTCAATTTGAGCAATGCCGAAGAAAAATTATTATTATGAATAAGAAAAAAAAGGGGAAATGCAAATACTCTAAAAGGAATATTTGTGATTTTACAGAAGAATGTTGCGTAGGTGATGAATCAATGGCTACGGTTTGCGAAGATTACGAAGAAGAGGAAGAACTTGCCAACCTTTTTGAACAGGAGGGGGTCACAATGGTAAAGGGTAGGAGGAAAAGTTTGGTGGGATGGGCGATGTTTTATTTTAATTACTCTACTAAAGAATGGGACTTGGTTAGGATGTTAAATCCTGAAGGTGGTTTAGCGTTATTCCACAATGAAGAATCTGCTAACAAGTGCGAATATATCAGCCAAGCACTTACGGGTGGGGTAGTAAAAGTTAAAATCACTAAAGTTCTTATCACCATAGAAGAACTCGGAGGCGGAAAATGAATGAGAGTTTGGTTGTCCTCGGAATAGGATTATTGATGTTTGGTCTTACATTAGTAGCGGTTGGAATATTTTGGAAATATTTATTTTAAGGAGGCGGAAAATGAGTGAACCTGTTTGTGAATGGTGTGGGGAATGGAAAAGAGATTGTAAGTGTGGCTAACTCTGAGGCGGAAAATGAATGAACAAGAAATAAGAGAGGCGGTTGTTAAAATAAAGGAAATATATAAAGATTTGGATGATGAACAAGAATTAGCTAAACGACTATGTTCTGATGGAAGATACTTAAATTCTTTAAATTGGTTACTCTCTCTCGCCCAGCAATACCTCGACATAAAAGGGATGCCAGAAGACTTTGAATATTTTTTAACAGAGAAACACGCAGAACAATATATCGGCACTAAAGATTGTATGGTTGACGATTTTGAGAAATGGATACAAGAATTAGAAATTGATGATTTTATTAAATATGGCAATAAAGCTTTACACCTCTGCAAATTGGCGAGGATGAAGCAATCCCAACAAGGTTTAATGGGGGTGGAAGAACTTGAGGCAACTGTCCAAAACGCTCTTGAAAAAATCGGTTACCGAAGATAAGAGGATGAAAATTAATTAAATGGATATTGAAAATAAAATCCTAACTATTATCCGTACCGAATTCAACCGCCCTGAATCTATATTAGAAAGTCGATTATACTCCGACCTGCATTTTAGCGAATTAGATATGATGATGTTGATGTTTGCGTTAGAGGAAGATTTTGATATTGAGATACTTGATGAGGATATGGTAATATGGGTAATGGTGAAGGATGTGATTGAGTATGTAAAGACAAAAAAGGAGGAGAAATGAAATTTTTAAGATTCTTAATATTTATAATCTTGGTAATTATCTTAATATGGTGGTTTATGTTTTTCTTTACTCATTTTAACGAGGCGATTAGGTTAGATGCTTTAGATTATATATCAAATAACACAAGTTCAATTATCCAAGATAAACGAGTATATCGATAAAATCAGAAAAGGAGAAACATGTTACAAGCAGTCGGCCAGTCATATATCATCAAGCCGGTATGGGAGAAGGAGACTGGAAGATATATCAGATTCTGGGTTCCCAAACGAGGAGAATGGTCGCAATATGATGGATTTGTCTATGGTTTGATTTTATCTACTGGCCCTAAATGTGTATTTACATATCAAGGTAAACTTTTGCAGCCAGGATATAAAATAATATTTCAGCGCCACGAAGGGAAGATGATAAAGTTTGAAGGCGAAATTTACTATAAGATGCGTGAACGTTGGGTTCAGGCGGTAATTGAGGAGGCGTAAATATTGAAGGAGGCAATATGAAAAACCCATTAATTTATGAAATCAGCTTACCTGTATGGCAATTGTTTTTATGTTTTTTCATTGGTAATATTATGATTGGTAGTTTTATTATAGTGAACCTTATGCTTATTGAAATGATAAAAACTATTTTTCATAAATAATAAGGAGGCAATATGAAACTCATACCATTAGCGGACCGAGTAGTAATCAGACCAATGAATCCTGAATCAATGTCAAGGGGCGGCATAGTCATTCCTGATGTAGCCAAAGATAAGCCGCAGGAAGGTGAAGTCATCGCCGTAGGTAATGGCAGGATACTTAACGATGGCACAGTTATAACTTTGACCGTCAAAGAAGGCGATAAGGTTTTATACGGTAAATGGACAGGCAATGAAATTACTACCAAAGAAGGTGATAAGATTTTGATTATGCGAGAAGACGACATTTTAGCAGTAGTAGTGAATGACAAAACTTAAGAATAAATATTAATCCACAATTAAAATTTTCTTGACATTTCATTTATTCGTGATATATCTGTATTAGAAAAGCAAGGGCGAACAAAATTTAGACTTTCACCTGAGTAATCAGGATTTTCGGCGCCCTTATGAAAATAATATAAATTAGAATAGATAACGATAATTAAACGAAATTATGCCCAAAAAATTATTTACTTCTGAATACCAACCTAAGAAGAACGGACGCCATAAGGGTTCTACTGCTACCGATTGGCTCCGCACATTATCCCATACTAAAATTCATTTCCATAATCCCATTACCAACAAGAAAGATTTTGCAGAAGTCAATCTTGTTGTTGCTATACAATTGATTTTAAAAGCTACACAGGATAGCGATTTGCCTTCAATCAAGGAATATTTTGATAGACTTGACGGCAAAGTGCCGCAAGAAATCAAAAGTGATAACCTCGGTGGGTTACGCATAATCATAGTTAAAGATGGCGATAAACGAGTGGACAATAAAACCGAAGAAGTTTCAGGACAGCTTCCTATTCAGCGAAAAAAGATTTCCTTGTCTTAAAGCTGGTATTGGTACGGGCAAGACAATGATGATGTTGTTGAAGATATGGAAGTTTTGTGAGGATTATCCTGATACTCTTGCATTGATAGTGAGAAAAGAGTTCACTGATTTAAGAGATAGTACCATCAAAGACTTTGAAAGATATTTTCAAGTTTCTATTGACGCCAATAAAGAACATAAATTCAAAAATGGTTCAACGATAATGTTCAGGCATGGTGCCGAATTAAATGTGCTTCGCAATATCAATTTATCTATCATCGGAGTAGAACAAGCCGAAGAATTTGATACTGACGAAACATTCCAATTCTTAAGGGACCGGTTGCGCCGAGACAATGCACCATTAAGGCAACTGTGTTTAATCTGTAATGCCAAAGGTCATAACTGGATATGGAAGAACTGGATGAATAATCCCCCCTCCAAAGATTACGATTTATCCATCGCTACCACATTTGAAAATGCCGATAACCTACCAAAAGATTTCATTGAAGATTTAAAGACAATGGAAATTGAAGCCCCTAATCATTACAAACAATATGTCCTTAATTCCGATGAAGAAGTCGAGGCTGATGATTATTTACTTACTTGGTCAATTCTTGATTCTGCGACTAAATTAGCATTAAGCGATAAGACTGGCACAAGGATTTTGGCATTAGACCCTGCACGGTTCGGCCAGGATAAGACTGCCTTCACTATCATTGAGAAAAAAGGAGTTAATACTTGGGAACAAATATTCAAAGAATCGCATATCGGCAAAGATCTGATGTGGACAGTAGGAAGGTTCATAGATTTGCGTAGAGAGTTCAATGCGCATATAGGCGTGGTTGATAGTGATGGATTAGGAGGTGGAGCTGTAGATAGGTTAAGAGAATTGAGCATTGAGATTATTGAATTTCAAGGTGGTCAAAAATCAAAGCAGGAAGAATATTATGCTAACCGCCGGACTGAAGGATATTTTAAACTTAAAGAGATGATTGATAATGGATACTTAAAAATCCTTACTGACCATTTGCAGATTGATGAATTGCTGACTATCCGGTATAAATATACTTCCAAAGGTCAGAAGTTAATCGTAAGCAAAGATGAGATGAGAAAAGAAGGGATTAAATCACCGGATGAAGCTGATGCTCTGATGATGGCGATAAGTGCGACGATGCGAACACCAATGAGGCAAGAATTTGTCAAACAATCTCCAGGAAGGATATACTAAATGAGCGATAATGGTAACGGAAAAAAAGATTTAGAAATGGATAAGTTAGCAGCAGGAGTATTAAAAAATGGATTTGATACTACGAATAAATCACCTGAGAAAACTCCTGAACAATTTAAACAAGAACGATTGGAACGATATCAGAAGAATCCTGAAACTTTCCTTGAGTTTCAAGATATTATATTTGCTACAATCCGTAATCCTAAATCGGCATTAGGCGTGAGTGTTCTGATATGTAATTGTAAACGTACCGAGATGGACATTGCTCAAGTCGAGATTAATCATAGATTAAATATGCTCAGGTCAAGAATGGATATTGAAGCCGAGATGAAAAAACAGGCGGTGGAAGGGTTGATTGTGACACAGCCACATAAGATAATAGATTTTTTAAGAAGGAAAAGATAGACAATGAAATTGTTACAAGAATTGTTCACTGAACTTAAACATCTTATAAATGCTTGGAGAAAATGGTTGGGATTATGATGTATTTGGGAACAATCGCAATAATAGTGATAATTGTCTTAACGATATGGAATGAGGTTCATTGTGGATAATCTTACAGAATATGCCTGGTCATTGCAGAATAATTTATTGCCGATAGATTATTATATAATGTTTGGGTTAGGTTTTATATTGCTGTGGATGTCCTGGTTTAACCGTAAATACAAGGTTTATTGATGAGCATACTATTTTTAATCTTGCGATTATTTGCTTCATTATCAAGTCAGTATGACTGGATTATATTTATGTTTATGATACAGTTGGATTATATTGCGATGATGGAAACATTGAGGTGGAGGCGGTTAAACAATAAATGACCTGGAAAGACAGATTGATTGACGAAGCTGAAAAAATAGTTACACACGGAGAAGGCAAGATAAATTTTATGGCTGGTGAACGTAGTGGTTCAAAAACATCGATTGTGATAGAAGCGACCAAGATACATAGATACACAACAGAGAAAATCGAGGACGATTAAGTAAACTAAAAATCAGGTTGTAGTATCGCTTAAGATTAACTAATAGGCGACTTGGTGAGAAATCATCGGGTCGCCGTTTTTGTTTGAGGAGATATGCCGGAAAATAAATTTGAGAAATACATTATGGGGGTAATTGAAAAATATATACCCATTCTATTATTGCAAAGGCATACATTTGAAGTGGAGAAAGGAACAGAAGACCAAAAATCTTTTATGGAGTGTGTGCCTAATTATCCCTATCTTAATGCAACATTAAAATATTCAAATGAGTGCGTTAAGGACTGGAAAAAAGGAAAAGATATTGTGCCTTACATTCTTCACGAAATGTGTCATCTTATTACAGAATCTTTATATGTAAAAGCTATACGTCGTTATAGCGGTAAAGATGAAATATTAGACGAACGAGAAAACTTGACTGATTTGATATGTAACATTGTTGTGAAAAATAAATTGTGAGGAGGATTAAATGCCTTGTGGAAAACATAAACGAAAAAGAAAAAAGAAAAGATAATGTTGAAAAAAAGAAAACTTAGTTTCAAACAATCAATGAAAGCATTGAAGAAAGCCGAAGAAGAATCATCTGGTGTTGTATTAAATAAGAACCCCCAGATTGCAAAATTAGAACTTGAGATGTTGACTATAGCGGAACGTGCTAAAACCGAGGGTATTCAATGATTAAAGATGAAGTAAAAGAGAAGCCAGAGAAACCTGAATCCACAGAAACCAAACAGGTTGCAGAGATAAAGTTTCAACCCGAATCAGATAAACTCAGTTCAGAAGAAAAAAAAGAAATCCTGAAGATTGTCAAGGCAGATGTTGAGTATGGTGAAGAAATCCAACTTGATTATGTCAAACAAAAAGAACTTGACCTCAAACATTACCATTGTGAGAAACCATCTGTCTTGGAAGATTTGCAGAAGAAACCCTGGCACTCTGACCGTAATTTAGGATTATCCCGCGCAATCGCTGATTCATACCAGGCCACATTATTAGCCACTTGCTGGAATCCTGACTCAATTCATTATATAGCCACAAACACAATCGAAATAGATAACCGTGTCAATCAGGAGAAATTTACCAAGTGGGGTATGGGTAAACACGAAGCAAATGTCAAACCTGATATTGATGGGTTCATTCATAACCGTATCGTTGTAGGGGCTTCATTCTGTAAGATATACCGCAAGACCTGGGAAGAATGGGCTGATAAACGAATCCCCAAGAAGAACAAGAAAGGCGACACTACAGGTTTTGATATCAAGACCGATAAAGTTAAATTTACTAAAGGCATAATTGAGAACATCCCTGATATTGATGATATCCTTATTCCCGCATACGGCAAAAATGTCCAGGAACTTCCGTTTTTTATCCAGATACTCCATTTAGACGGTGAGACAGTATTAGATTATATTGAACGAAAAGTATTTAAACCTGCCAATAAAGAAGAATACAAGAAAAAACTTTATAACCACGCATTTGAGGATAAGAAACGCACTCTTGGCGAGGAAAAACTAAAAGCGCAAGGGATAACCGAATCAATGATTAATGATGCCGATGTGCGCAGAATCCCGATAGATTTATATGAATGGTACGGTTTTTATACCAAGAATAATAAGCGCGAACGGTATCGGTTTATCGTAGATTTAGTCAATGAAGAAGTGTTATCAGGTAAACCTGTACGCAAGATTAATAGGTCAGGTAAGATACCATTTGCCGGTGGCGCATTATGCAAAGAACCCGGACAGATTAGAGGCACATCATTAATGCAGTTGATAGCGCCGATAGTCAATGCATTTAATAATGTATTCAACCAGAAGTCAGATTTTCAATATGTTACCAACTGCCCGTTTGGATTCCATAACCCAGAGGAAGGATACCAGAAACAGACTTATGAACTTGAACCCGGGGTATCATATCCTGTTGGCGGTGAACCTTCACGAAGCGTATATTTCCCGAACTTGCAACGGTCAATGGCTTGGGCTGAATCAGATATCCGGATATTGCTTGAAGTATTAGAACGGTTAACCGGCGCGGCATCATATTTTGCAATAAGCCAGCAACGGAATAAAACATTAGGCCAGGATTTATTGGTGGATAAAGCTTCTGAAACCAGGTTTAGTTTATGGGTATCGCGGATACAAGAAGATATAACTGAGGCAATAGGGATGTGGTATGAATTATATCAAGACTTCCCGCCAAAAGGGTTAGCGGAACGAGTGGTAGGCGAAAACGGACAAAAACTATTCCCGAACTTATCGGTGAACACATTACGAGGTGATCCCAATGTTCAGATGACACCGGATACAGTCGCAGGGTCAAAGGCATACAGGAAACAGTTACAGTTATGGGCATTAGAATCTTCTCAAAATTGTATATGGCTCAACCCGCAATTAAACCCTCAAGGCAACTGGAATATGTGGTCTGATGGGTATAAGGAAATATTGGACTTGTCCGATAACGAAGTTGAACGATATATCGGTAAACAACCTAAATCGCAGTTTGATGAGAATGAATTAAATAATGAATGGTATAGATTCTTAAACGGCGAAGAATTTGACCCACCTGAAGGTGAGACTGCATTAGCATTACAGCATTTACAGGGGCATATGAAACAGAAGGAAGAAAAATATCATCTACTTGATGAGGAATACAAGCCGAACTTTGATAGTCATTTATTCAAGACTACTATAAATTATATGAAATTTATGAAGAATATGCAGAATGAACAGATTGCGGAACGAGTAGCCGCGAATATGATAATGAACCAGGGAGGTCAACCGCCAATGGGGGCAGGGAATATGCCTGTTCAATCGATGAACGCACAACCTGGCGCACCTGTGGCGCAACCAGGGGCAGTAAAACCGCCTATGCTGGGTGTGAATCCAGGAGGTCAAGTTGCATAAAGATAATGTAAGCGATATTGGTGAATTAACTGCAATCAAATCTTCCTCTGCATTTGCCAGATTGCTTGAAGAAAGAAAAATATATTTACAAAGTCAAATCAATAGGTTTGTAAGAGAACAGAATTTAATCCAATCTTATGGTGAACTTTGTAAACTTGAGGATATAGATAAACTTATGGAAATGGTTAATAAAACAATCGAAGAACTTAAAAAAGGAGGAAGTTGAAATGGCTAAAGAAATATCGGGACAAAGAGGAATCACATCACGGGATAAGGGTGTTTTTATACCTTTGTCAGAACGAGTCCCTACACAACCGCAATATCTTCATATGAGTAAATCTCAGGTTGTTGAAGCGGAACGCAAACGTAAAGAAAAGAATCTTAGGTTAGCGCAAATAAGTATTGATATGGATAAAGAAATAGAAAACCAGGGTGAACCTGCAAAGACTGAAGTTAAAAAAGCGGGGAGACCTAAAAAAACAGAATAGATTTTAATACGTTTCCTGTGCTTACGATTAAAGCACTGGTAAAGAGGTTTCTTAATTTATCCTTAAAAATTATGGTTTTAACCAGGGAGGATTTATGGAATTAAAAGTGGAAGATGCAAAAAAAGAACTTCAGGGTATGGTTGATGATACGAAATCTCAGGTTCAGAAAGAGAAGGATAAGGTGTTGCCTGCTGAAGAATTAAAAATTCTTGAGGAGAAACGCCAGAAAGATAAGGAAGCCACAGAGAATGCAAGGGTAGAAGCCGAGACGAAAGCCAAAGCCGATGCCTTAATCCTTACCAAAAAATCCGAAGAACTTTCTGAGGATGAGAAAAAACGTAAGGCGGAACTTGAGGAATCAAAACGTAAAGAGGAAGAATCTAAATTATCCGTAGAAGAAAAGTTAAAACGGGTAAAAGATGAATCCCAAAAACGGATTGATGAAGTCCTTAATGAAATGAAACAGATTAAGGATAAAAGTTCAAAGGAATTTGAAGGGTTGCAGAAAGAATTGCAAATACTTAAATCCCAGAACGAAGAACTCTCGAAACGCCTTTCCCAATCTCCTGCGGCAAAAGATGAAACTGCCACAGAATTAAAGAAACTTGAATGGGAACGTATCACTAAATACCTTGAAGAAGATAAATCGTTGCCTCGTGAACAGCGCAAGGAAATGTCTGATGAAGAACTTGAGGAATGGATACTTGAGGATTTAACCCATGCGACAGTATGGATTAATCGCAGGGAAATCCGCAGGGTGCAGGAAACATATCAAGACCGCCAAGAGTTATCGACAAAGACCCGCGCTGGTGAAGTGATTAAAAAGCAACAGGAGTCTTTAACCAGAGTCCTTGATAAACACAAGGAACTCAATGATGTCAATAGTGAAAAGGCAAAGATTTTTAATCAGATAATCAACGAGGATAAACAAAAGTTTTTGATGGCTGAAAACGGCCCGGAACTTGTGGTCGAAGAAATGGAGAAACGGTTAGCAATCAGTTCTCAACCTTCACAAACTGAAGAACAGAAACAGATTGAAGCACTTCAAAAGACGGTTGAAGAACTTACTAATACCATTCAAGCCATACAAAATCCTGACGACGAAGGCATCAATTCCACTATCCTAAGAAAAAAGTCGACCAGTAATGAACTCACTGAAGCCGAGCAAATTCTTATGGATACCATGAAAGACCTTCCTGAAATCAATAAACAGGCAGCTCTCAAAAGTTATAGGGAGCGTATAGGGAAGAAGTGATATGCCCGATTTACGAAGTGATGACCAATGTGGGTATTATACCTGTGGGAAATGTAAAGGCAGAATCCGGTATTTGATGACTGACGGTATGCTTGACCATTGTCCTCAGTGTGGTTATGGTCATGGTATACGGGATGTTCACGATATTCCTTCCGAAATAAAATTAAACTTAAACGACCTATAAGGAGGATATTAATATGAGGTATCAAACACATGGGTTTATACCCATTTCGGCTCCACCGGCACGGCATACAAAACCTGCTGCTATAGTAAATATTGTCAAAGGAGATTATCTAATTGACGATACTACGGGATATGCGACTCAGACAGCAACGGCGTTTGCTGTAGCTGGACTTGGTATTGCCGCTGCAGATTGCGACAATTCCGCCGGTGCTTCTAAAGGCGCCAAAAATGTCGAGATTTATCCGATTGACCCACTTACAAGATACATCGTTCCAGTTGCTGCCAATGCATTAATCACACAGACTGCAATAGGGTTATTGGTTGATTTAGAGAATAATGATGACATTGATATATCTGATACTACGATAGTGGCAGGATCATATGGGTTCTTCATCGATGATATTGATGTAAGTGCTGAGGCAATTGTGGCAAACGCTTATGGTTATGCAATCGGTCATTTCCAAATGGCTCATGCATAATTATTACTAAAAATTAAGGAGGGAAACAAAATATGACACGCGCAGAATTACTCGATTTGTTTACGCCAATCTATGACCAGTTTGTCCAGATTGCGGCAGGAGGCGTTGATGTCAAGCATCCACAGTTATTCGATGAGGTGATTGACCCGACTAAGGATTACAAATATAACGCTATATCTGGATTAGGAGCATGGGAAGAAGTAACTGAAGATAGCGAAGATGGGTTAGACCATTTCGTTATCGGATACGAAGGCACAATTACACCTGTTTATCTCCGCAAATACTTCTATGTATCATTTGAAGTAAACGAACAGATGGAATATGCTGCCTTGAAATCAAAGATAGGAAGAGCTGAAGCATTAGGACGTGGCGGACAGATAAAACTCGAATTAAAAACCGCAGCAATAATGATTGCCGGATTTACGACTGCTTGTGCGGATGGCCAGATTCTTTACAGCAATTCGCATCCCAAGAATCCTGAGGAAACAGCAACGACTTACGACAACTTGTTAGATAGTGCATTTTCTCATGACGCTCTTGAAACGGCAGAGAATCAAATATCAGAGAATTTCTTTGATATGGATGGTTCACCGATGGCTACTTTTGCAGGCAAACCAAAATTAGTGTTTCCACCTGCATTACGAGGACCGGTTAAAAGAGTTTTAAGTGAACGCGCAGTTGACCAACCAGGTACTACATTACGCAATATCAATGTTTATTCTGGTGAGTATGATCCTGTGGAATGGGCATATTTGGGTGCAAAATTAGGCGGCACAAATACCCAATGGCACATTATCTATCCAGGATTAAAGAATCTAAAACTTATCAAGAATAGTGCTGCTCCCCAATACGCATCTTGGATTGAGAATCTTAAACACAGGTATTACTTTGATGGGTGGCAATATGCAGAAGCAGGTGTAGTGGATTGGAGAGGTTTATTTGCCAGCACTGGAGTTTGATAAAAATGAATAGAGTTTGTCCATATTGTCATAAGGTTTATACGACTTGGCCCTGTAAATTAAAAAAGGGTTGGATGTTGTATTGTTCAAAACTATGTTCTTCACTTGCTCGCGGGAAAAGAAAAAAGAATAATTGTGAAATTTGCGGAAAAGAATTTATTTATTACGTGAGTTCACGCAATTCTTCTCGATTTTGTTCTCCAATATGTGCTAATAAGAATGCAAGAGGCAAAGAGAAACCATCTATTCAAAAAGAAAATTCTCCGAATTGGAAAGGTGGTCATACTTTGATACAAAAAATCTGTTTAGATTGCGGTAAAAAGATTTATTATCGGTCTATCAGATGTCATTCTTGTAGTAAAAAGAGTGAATTGCATCCTCATTGGTTAGGAGGAATCGGTAAATTCCCGTATCCTTTTGAGTTTAATGATGAATTAAAAGATATGATAAGAGCAAGAGATAATTATAATTGTCAACTCTGTGGAATATCAGAAGAAGAGCATATTTTGATTAAAGGTATGCAACTCCATATTCATCACATTGATTACAATAAAGATAATTGTTTTGAGAATAATCTTATTTCTTTATGCCATCAGTGTCATGCACGCACTAATTACAATCGTGAACATTGGTCGTATAAACTAAATGATATTATTAGACAAACTAATTTAACCTATAAGGAGATGTAATATGAAATACTTAAAGTATTTCCTTATGGCTCTATTCATTTTAATCACAACAGTGAATGGAGCCATAGCAGCAACCGATAGATATAATGATGGAGCTTGGAAAATTGATGCTACTGGAAATTTAGTTACTGTGGCTACTTCTAATTCTATCACTATCGGTGATTCAACACATTATCCCGCCTCGATATATTTAGGCGGGACAGGTAAATCATCCTGGGGTTCTATTGTTTCGCCCTGGGAAGATTCAGGCACGACAACCTTATTGACCTCAGCACCGACATACTTTATCCTGACGCATTCAAGTGGTAATTTATTTGCTTCAGGTGTTACAACAGGGTATGCTGGTGAAACATTTGTTAATGGGTTGACGATAACGGAGAATACTGATAATGCGTTAGTATTTACCGAGAACAGCGATACTTTGTCAATGAAATTTGATGGTTCAAGTATTGAGTTAGAAATACCGACAGGAACTGGACCATTATTGATTGACAACAATCACGCAACGGCTTCAGAGGCATCAGTCAACTTCGCATTAGGTGCGGATGATGATGATTACCTGCGTATCTCAACAATATCGAATGTTCCTAAAATTGATACTGTAGGCGGATGTAATCTTGATATTGTTCCTGCAGGTGGGACATTGGCGTTGACAGGGACATTGACAGCAAGTGTAGCGGTAAGTGCTGCGACTGTTCAGTCTAATGGTGATATCACCTTGCAGAACGGCGAATTGATAGGTAATAGCGGAACTGATATTGTTACCGTTACATCAAATGGCACGGATGCGACATTGAAAGTTATTAGCGCAGGTGATGAGTCAGATACTTATTTGTATTTGACTTGCGACAAGGACGATGATGCTGCTGATGACTGGATATTCAAATCCGTTGCATCAACCAACGCCTTGCAAATCACTAATGGCGCGACAATGGTAGCTTCTATGGCAACAACTGGTGCGTTTACTTCCGCTGATATGACAATCATCGGCACAACTCCGTTATTGACTATTGGTGATGCAGGAACCGAAGATAACGCAATCGTGTTTGATAATGTTTCGATGCCAGATTTTTATATCGGCTCGGATTATGATAACACAGTATTGGCTATCGGGACAGGTTCTACAATAGGCACGAACCAGATACTTGCAGTTACCGGCCCATCAGTAGTTATCATCGGAGATGGCGATACACAGGATAATGTTCTTAGGTTTGACCAGACTTCCGGTCCTGACTTGTATATTGCGGGTGATTACTCAACAGGTGCATTATCAATAGGTACAGGTGCGACAGTAGGGACAAACCAAATCTTGTCAGTATCTGGTCCATCTATTGTTACAATTGGTGACGGAGACACGCAAGATAATGTTCTCGTTTGGGATGGTTCAAATGATTATTACATCGCAAACGATAATAGTCAGGCGATGCTACAAATTGGTACTGGTTCAACGGTCAATTCCAATGTATGTCTTACGGTATCCGGTCCGACAATCATCATTGGTGATGCAGACACGCAAGACAATACGATATTGTTTGATGGCAATGACCACGATTTTTACATTGCCAACGATGTAAGTGCAAACTCACTTATTATCGGGTCAGGGGCAACCGTTGCGACAACTCCGATATTGACTCTTGACAATGCGATGAATGCGACGTTCTCCAATAGTTTGACTGTTAATGGTATATTAACCGCGACAAAAGTTTCGGTTATGCCATTACCAATTTACAGTATGCTTTCGACTGCTGCGACTGTATTCACATCATCAACAACTCCGATATTGACGGCAACGAATAATTCGGTAGCATTATACTGGATGGATAACAACACATCTGCTGCAACCATAACGTTCAGAGTGCCTGACGACTTTTATTCAGGCGGGGCGTTTAGGGCTGTAGTTGATTGTATCTCAGCATCTTCAGTGCAACCAGCGATTGACTATTCGGTATATGTCAACGGTGATGGTGGAACATATGATAGTGCTGTTACAGATCAGACACCCGCGATATTAACAAGCGGACATTCAGGAACTCCTGAAACAGTTACATTATCAGTAACGACTGATTTCGCAACTATTCAGGCCGCAAGTTATGTTACGGTTAATGTTTGGAGAGATAACGTAAGGGCAAGTCCAGCGTATCTCACATTGTATTATCTTGAGTTCTACTATACATCGAGGAGTTAAGTAAGAGATATAGATAAGGGGTGGGGGTAATTCCTCACTCCTTATCTAAATTTATTTTAAGTATGAAAGAAATTAAATTAAAATTAGTAACATTTATTGTGTTGTTAATAGGTGCATTAGGTTTTACACCTGGTCTTCTTCCTTTTCGTTTAGGCGAAGAACTGATGTCGCAGTTGGCGATAGTCCTATTTATCGCCATATTTTATATCAAGAACAGATGGATTGGAGTATTCTTGTTATGGAATATCGTAAGGTTTTATCTCGGCATAAACAATATGTCGATTTGGACGATACATACAACCATATTTTATGTGGTATTATATCAAATGTTGTTTGACAAATTTAACAAAAATAATATAGACATAATCCTCGACGGTATATGCCTTGTGGCGATATACCAAGTCTGTTCAATGACCTTGCAATTTATGGGAATATGGGTGCATATAATCCCATTGACGTTAAAAGACGGCGGAACGTTTATTACATTTTTTAGCAGGACAAAATTCTCGATGACACTTGTAGATAATATCCCATATTACTGGTCAACATTAACAGGGTTTACAAGTAATGTGACTATGGCATCTGGATTATTAGCGATGTGCTTGCCTGCGTTTTTCAGGAAGAAATGGTATCCGGGAATAATCCTTGTGGTAATAGGGTTATTAATGGCAAAAGCGATGTCGGGGATAGTTGCGGCGATAATCATAAGCACTATATACATTTGGGTATCTCATTCTAAAATACGGTGGCAAACAATATCTGTATTATTGGCAATGTTTATCACATATATTTTGATAAGCGAGAACCACGAACAACTGTTAAACGGAAGTGGCAGATGGGAAACTTGGAGATTTATAATAACTAAACTCATTCCAAAACGGTGGATTATCGGATGGGGCGTAGGTCAAGCACCGGCATTATGGCCGATAATCTCTAAAGAAACGTCGTTTAAAGGAATCGCCTGGATACACGCGCATAATGAGTATATAAACCTATGGCTTGAGTATGGGGTCATCGGGTTTGTTATTGGTATGGGGTATGTATTCACTCTGGTTAAAAACGGCTTTATAAATATTACAAAAGATAAAACTAAACTACTTATATTTCTTGGTGCGGTATCGGGATTACTTAACTGTATGGTGAGTTTCCCTCTGCACGTTACGATAGGATTTATGTTAGTAGTATATTTAGCGATATTAGATAAATTAAATAAGGAGGAACAATGCGTAAATTAATTTTAGGGTTAATGATTTTAGGATTATTCGTATCAAATGCGTTTGCGTATATGGGAACTACAACAGTGGTTGCCAGCGATACTTCGACTGATATTCTCGTGACTACCGCAGCGACGGTTTATACCCATTCGTTTATAATGAGATCTAAAGACCCGACGATGATGACTTATTCTTATCTTATCACATCGGAAGGTGGCACACCCAATGTTAATATACAATTCCAACAATCGGTTAAAGAACCGACCACAGAAGGTGCAAGTGATACATATTGGTCGGAACCTATTGGAGTAAAAGCTATTGTTACAGGTGAAACTTCCGAATCTTTGCAACAAGCTACTTTTGACACAGTAACATTACCTTATGGTAGATTTATAATTAACGAAACCGGATCGTCCACAGAAACCACGGTAAATCTCTGGGTAACAAGTATGGAATAAAATAAGGGGTGAATATGGGCAAATCAAAATTCTTAAAACCCGATATAACCACATCGCAGAATTTACTCAATGGGGCATTGTCCTATACTACGACACTCACACAGGCGTTTCAGTTAGAGGAAATACATTTTCATTTTTCGGAGAATGTAACCGAAACAATCACAATAATATTAGATTCAATACACGGTGATAATTATGATACGGTATTAAGAACAATCAATCTTAATGCCGAAGATGATGCGGTATATCGTCCGCCGGTAAAAGTAAATTATGCCGTAGGCGACCAGATAAAAATACAATGCACACAAGCAAATCTTGCAGGTATTGTTTATGCAACTATTAAAATTTCAGAACCGTCGTAACCAGGAGGAAATATGGAATTGAAAGACATTGCAAAATTGGAAGAAGAAGTAAAAATAAAACAGGCAAGATTCGTCGAGTTGAATAAAGAATATGACGGGTTGTTCAACAAGAAACTGGATTTATTAAAAGAGATTATCAGTATTGATAATAAACGCAAAAGCGGGGCGGATAAACTAAAAGAAGTTAATGATACCATTTCTAAGTTAAATGAGGAAGTAAGGAAAAAGAAAACTGAATTGACTGCCGTAACCAAAGATTCCGACAATAAGATTGCGGAAGTTCAGGATAAGATAGACGAATTGAATAAGGTATCAATCGAGATTGCCGATAAACAACAGGCATTAGACAGGGATACCGCAACCCAAAAAGAACAGAAGATAGAATTGAGTAGGGGTTCAGGTGCAATAGAACGAGCGAGATTTGAACTTGACAAGCAAAATGTGGTATTAAAAGAAAAAGAGAAAATGTTTGACTTTAAAAATAAATCATTGAATTCGGAACGCGAGGATATCGCAAAGAAACAATCCGAACATGAAAATACCACAGTCAGACTTGTTGCGTTATCAGACCAGTTGGAAACGAAGAAAAAAGAGTTAGATGAGAAACAGTCCGAACTAAATGTGCTTAATCTTAATATAACGAATAAACAAAAAGAGATTGAAGCACTAATAGAAGAATTAAAGAAAAAGATTAGTGAAGCCGTATTAGCCAAGAAGTCAGCGGACTCATTAGCCGAAACACTTGAACGATCCATCGGTAATTTGCAGAACAGGGAAGATTTATTAAAAGTCAGGGAATTAAGGTTTACAAAATTACTTAATGAGAAACTAACCAAAGAAGAAATTGAAAGATTAGAAAAATCGTTAGCTAAATGAAAAAACTTCTTTTACTCTTAATTCTTCTTGCCTGGCAGATACCTTGTTATTCCCAAGATTATGTCGGTGGTTACGAACAAACAAATGCCGAGATATTTGATTTTACCGCAATAGCCACTCCCGCCACATCTACCACCAATACTGCAAGGATATATTATAATCCCAATGAAGATAAACTCAAGTTATCGGTTAATAATGGAAATTTCTCGAATATATTTACTATAGCAGATGATCACGATGCAATAACGGTAAGTAATACCACTGATATTGATTTATTCCTAAGCACCCAAGCACTTAACGCCACACTTAATACTACCCTTAAATCAAACTACGAAACCGCCTATACCCATTCCCAGAATACCACTTCAGCGCACAATTTAACTATTGCGAATGTCCCAAATCTCAATGCCGCCAACACCTTCGGCGCATACAACCAGACATTTGATACGAATACATTTTTTATAGATTCGGTGAATAATAGAGTTGCTATCGGGACGACGACTCCTCTAAGTTTGTTACATATGAGTGGGGATTCTCCTGGATTGCGTATTACGAATACCGATACTACTGGTATTGGTCAGGTTACTTTTTTTGAAAATGCCGGCATCAAGGGCGCCGTTAATATGGTTGGGTCTGCTTATACAACAACAAGTCGTCGAAATGTTTTAGAACTTTATTCTGGAAACGATTTGTCTTTGTGGTCGGGAGGAACGGAATCGGTAAGAATAAAATCTGGCAGCGTCGGCATCGGCACAACTTTACCCGCCACCACTCTCGATGTCAATGGCACTATTAACGCCACCACTTACACAGGTGGGAATATTACGAATTACGATACCGCCTATACTCACAGTCAAGCCACCACAGGCACGGTTCACGGATTGAATTTGACCGCAGTAAACGCTACGGAATTCAGTTATCTCGATGGGGTAACATCTGCGATACAAACACAGTTAGATAGTAAAGGAACATCTAACCTCACCGCCAACGATACCGTTTATGGTGCAGGGTGGAATGGGACAACTACTGAAGTGCCATCTCAAAATGTTTTATGGGATAAGATAGAAACCATCTCGGCTGGAGCACAAACTCCCTGGGCTCAGAATATAGACGGTGGAGGGTATAATCTTACAAATGCGACAAATATTACTGCAGTTAATTTTATAGGAACTGGAGTATGCGATTTTGGCGGGGCGACTTCATTTGAAATTCCTAATGCCGCAAATCCGACTTTAGGGACTACTGGTATGATAGCGATAAATACTGCCGATAAAACTCTTGAATTAAATAATGGTGCTAATCAAATTTCATTCCCGACAATTCATATTTTACAGGGGCCTCTCGGCACGGGTGATTATGACACCGACCCTGATGTTTGGCTGATAGACTCACACGCCGATACTTTCCCACACGGAATTTATATTACTAAAGTATATGTGGATTGCAATGAGGCAGACCCTACGACTGAATTGAATGCTGACTTAAAATATTGCGATGCGGTAGCAGATGGTGCTTTCCCAGGAGCTAATGTAACAGTTATTCAAGCATTGGATACTACCACAGGCAATATGGCTAATGCTACCGTTAATACCGCAGTTGCTACTGGCAAGAGTTTATACATAACAATAGACATAGACCCGACATCAGATACTACTATTTTTCACGTAAGAATTCACTATTATATACCCACTTCCTAAAGGAGAATATATGCGATTTCTAATTATTTTCTTTTTATTAACTTCAGTATGTTTTGCAGGCGAAGTCTTATATCCTATCCCAGAAAATCCCAAAGGTATGAAGATAACTTATGATGACAAATATTCTCTTAAAGATTTTACAGGAAAGAATTTGTTAGACGCTACTGATTTAGAAGGAACTATTATTTATGCTTCTTGTTTCTCACAGGAATTACCTCCTGATGTTGATAAAGGAAAAGTAAAGGTATTTCCTGATAGCATTAAGAAAATAACTTTTATCAACTGCAACCTTGATAATGTCAAAATCAATAAACCTGGATGGGTAGTTACTGGTGGAAGTGAAAGAAATTTTAAGGCACAGAAAAAAGCAGATGGTTCTGATGATGGCGACTGGTTAATAGATAGTGAAGGCAATAAAAGCAAAAGGGTAAACGAAGAATGAAAAAGTTATTATTTTTAATCCTATTTTTACTATTACCAAAATTATGTTTTGGGGCTATCGGTGCAACTTGTGTCTGGGAATTTCGTTCTACTGCTACTGCAAATATGGTTAATGGTGGCGGATATACTTCTGGTGGAACAGATTACTCCCAACAAGATGCCGCACAATTCGTGCCTACTGACTTGGCTTGCTTAGATACTTCTACAACCTTAACTTCTGCCACAGGCGGATTTACTGCAGCAATGGTGGGAAACATTATCCATATTACTGCAGGGACTAACTTTGTTGTTGGCTGGTATGAAATTACCGTTTATACCGATACGAACACTGTAACTATTGACCGAACTGCTGCAAGTGTAGGGTTAAATGCTACTGCGGGAACTGGCTATGTCGGTGGTGCATTATCTCTTAATTCAACTCTTGATGATGAATTCTTTGACCAATTAGTAGCGGGAAATATAGTTTATATTAAAGCAGGAACATACACATTTGTAGAAAATGTAAATCAGCAAGGTTTAAACGGAACAAGTAGTAATCCCTTTATTGTTGAAGGATACAATTCTACAAGAGGAGATAATCCTACTACGATAAATAGACCTACTATTGCTGCTGGAGCTTATGAATTTACGCACGGTCAGATGTGGCAATTTTATAATTTGATTATTACAATTACTGGAACTTATGGGTTATATAGTACTAACAATTCATCCGCTATAAATTGTAAGTCGACTAATAGTAGTGTAAGTGCAAATAGAGCTGCGTTTACTTTTACTAACCAGTCAATAATTGCCAGATGTGAAGGAATAAGCACAAATGGTTATGGATTTTATATTATAAATAGCGGTGTGGCTCTTAGTTGTTATGCTCACGATAGCAGTAAAGGTTATCGTTTAGGCACTAGTGGAGTGTACGTTATCAATTCTATAGCTGATACTTGCACTGTAGGAATTGATTTTAATGCTGACTATTCATCAAGTATAGATAATACAATTTATAATTGCACCACAGGAATATTGGAAACTCCAAGTGGATATTTTGAAGCAGTGGTAAACAATATTATTACTAATTGTGCTACAGGAATGTCTTGGGGTACTACACAAAAAAGAGGATATATAGATTATAACTGCTGGAACAATACAACCGATACCGTAAATGTAACCAAGGGTGACCATGATATAACTGCGAACCCCCTGTTAACTGACCCAGCAAATGGAGATTTTACTCTTCAATCAGGAAGCCCCTGTTTAGACGCAGGTATGCAAGTGGGAGTTAATCAGGGGGCAGTAGGGGATTACAAAGTAAATATCGGCGTTGACCAAGATGATGTTACTGTTGCAGGTGCAGGCGGTGGCAGAGGAGCAAGATTTATAAATAATTAAACAGAGAATAACTGATGAAACCTACTTGGCTAAACTTAATAATGATTATCGTTCTTACAATCTTGCTCACTTACGGCACACTCCATTTACTCGATGGAGTTTCGATAAGTTTTATCAAGAAAGCACAATATACGGAATTGCTGACAATGGCTCAACAATCACGGGAGAGGATAGCAGGACTGGAATTGCAGTTAGGGGAGTTTGCGAGGGTCTATGGGAACTTAAATAGAATCCTCACAGAAAAACAGGTGATACCGTGATAGGCAAGAATTATTGTTACTATTTAGAAAAGAATTGTAGATTAAAAAGTGAGTGCTTATTTATAGATTATTGTCCGCATAAGAAGGCAAGAGAGAATTACGAGGAGAGTCATAAAATAATACCGTAGGAGGGGTGATGGGAATTGTAAAATTAGAGGATGGAAATATAATTATTGACAAAAGGATATAATATGCCTTCAGGTATTTATCCACATAAATCAAGAACAGAGGAGACAAAGAGAAAAATTAGTAAAGCTATTATGGGACATCCACTATATAACACTGGCAGAACGCATTTTAAGAAAGGCCTTATCCCTTGGAATAAAGATAAAAAATACCCTCAATTTTCTAAAGAAAATCATCCTAATTGGGGTAAAAAAGCTTCAGAAGAAACAAGACAAAAATCATCAATTTCTCATAAAGGACAAAAATCTTATATGGAAGGCAAACATCATACAGAAGAAACAAAGAAAAGATTAAGTGAATACTGGAAGGGGAAGCGAATAGGAACACAACATCCTAATTGGCAAAATGGGAAATCCTTTGAACCATATTCTTTAGATTTCAATGACGAGTTAAAAGCAGAAATTAGAAAAAGAGATAATTATATTTGCCAGAATTGTAATATGACTGAGGAAGAACATCTAATTGTTTATGGAGATGTTCTTTATATTCATCATATTAATTACAATAAAAAAGATTCTGATGAAGACAATTTGATAACTTTATGTAATTCTTGCAATGCAAGAGCAAATTTTAATAGGGATTATTGGAAAAATTATTATTCATCAAAGAGAGTTTGTAATGGGGTCAATCAAAATAAATAATGAGATAATTCCAGATAGAAGAAGTGGGTCTGGAAAATTGCGTCTTGACATTATGGATTGGATTAAACTTTCTATTACTATCTTCACTACCTTTGCGATAATTACTTTTGGGGCGGGGAAACTCCTCTCCATTGTCAATAACCATACCGAAGTGTTAGCTGGACAAGAAAAGGAGATAAAAGGACATTCTCAAGATATTGCTCAGACCAAAAACGATATAGTGAATATAAAAGAAAACCTCCTATACATTAGGGGTAAAATTGACGCACTAGTATTGGGTATAAAGAGATGATAAATAAATTTCTACATTTATATTTTTCTTCCATCAAAAACTATTTCCTCTGGTTTAATAATGCCATTTTTTTCAAAACGAAGATGAGCAGAATGATTGATAAAAGCCATAAGCATATGAGGACGATTATCATTTTTTTTACCAAGATGATGACCAACCTCTGTCGGTTTAAGATAACGACCAATTTGTTTTTCAATTACAAGATGATGTTCAAAAACATAATGACGATTATGAGCAAAAGGATGTTTAGGTTTATAAATAAGAACATAACCATTACTATCAATTTTTTTTCCACCTTTCCAACCAGAACTATTTTCCCCCGACCATTGAGGAAGCTTTTTATCTTTATTCCAAGGAATAAATCTTTTATGATTTTTACTCATTTTTTTCTTGGCTTTTTTAGTATGGTGTTTTCCTTTCATCCACGGAATATGTCCCTTTTTAAATTCAGTTTTAGGATGATGTCCTTTTTGAAATCCTTGTTTTTTCAGTTGTTCCAAATGTTCTTTTGTTTTTTCAAAAACTCCCCTTGGCATTTTTGCCTCCAAATAAAAGGGCTTTTTTCAGCGTGCTTATTAAGAACGGTTAAGTCCTTACGCTTACTCAAAGCCCAAGTTTTAGACATAGAAAAACCGTTCTCAATAAGTAATTTTAGTATAACAGAATTTCAGGAATTGTCAATATAAAAATAGGGCAAGATTGATACGCTTGTGTTAAGATTAAAATGATAGACAAATATATCCGAGAGAAAGTGGAAAAAAGAGCCTATGAGATTTACGAATGGCGTAAGGAAAATAATATTGTAGGGAACCATCTCGATGATTGGTTTCAAGCTGAAGCAGAAATTATCATTGATAGACGCGCAAACAATGTCTGCCCTAAATGTGGATTCGGATTATTAGCCCGCAATAACAATGAAATCGTATGTTTAAATTCTAAATGCGATTATAAGATAGAAGCGAAAAGAAAACTTGATGAGACTATTCCTGACATTAGTGAAATAAAGAAAATTTGGGAATAGAACTATAGGAAATTTGTCAATATAAAAAGGGGGATTAAAAAATGACACGGTCGGAAATAATTTCGGCATTTAGAGTAGATAATTCAGAGTTGACCTCCAATGTTATTACAGATGCACAATTACATAATTATTTATTATTTGGCGATAAAGAAGTATGTGCTATTACCCGGTGTATTGTATCCGATAAAGTATTCCATTCCGTTGCCTCAACGTCGGTATATGACACCAGATATGATTTGACTAATGAGATTGATAATTTTTTTGATATCGATGATTTCCCTGGCGGAGGGGTATCTTTTGATGATGACCCATTAGATAAAACTACCGTAGCACAACTTGACCAGGAATCATCTACTTGGCGCACAAGAACCGCAGGGGTTCCAAAGAAATATTATCGCAGAAGTAAATATCTTTATTTTGACCGACCTGTAAAGACTGCCGCATTAGATATTCGTGTATATTGCGTCTTAATATCCGATGATTTTAATAATGATGATATTCTACCGTTTAACCAATTGACATATTTAGAACCATTCCATTCTGTATTAGTAATGTATCTTAAATGGAAAGCAAAAGCTAAAGTAGGCAAACCACAGGACGCAGCGACAGCGAAACAGGAATTTTACGATTATTGCCAATTTATGAAAAAGACTATTCAGGGTGGGACTGCGGGGCCTATACAATATAAACCTTCAATATATCCAAGAAGATGAAAAGACTACTCATATTTTTATTATTCCTATCAAGCAATTGTTTTGCTCAAGAAGCAGTAAAAAACCAGATTTATGTCTTCGACGAATTTTCTGGTGGATTGGTCTCAAAAATATCCGAATTCGGACTTCCCAAAAATTACGGTACAGTTGTAGAGAACGCAAGACCTGGCGCGGAATTAAAAACACTTACCAAACGAGATGAGATATTATCTTATGGTTCGGCAGATTCAACTGAAGCCATACTTGGTATGCACCGACTATATTTGAAAGATGGAACAAAAGTTTTAATCGTCAATCACGGGAACGAGATAGAAACAGGTACAGACAGTTCAGGTGCGTTTTCTACAATCCTTAATGTTAATACAGAGGGTTACCGTTGGCAATGGGTAACTTGGCAGAATGAGGCCATAGGTACAGACGGGTATAATTATCTCGTAAAATATGATGGTTCATCGGCAACAGGTACTTATGTCGGTTCATTACTTCCTCTTGCACTTACTACTGGAGGGGGCCCCAGCGATACTTATACTTATAAAGTAACCGCTTATACCACGCCAAGCACGATTGAGGTAACCTTTGGTTCGACATCGGCTTCTGTAACAGTAGCCAATAAAGATGTGCAGTTGTCAATGATACCCATTGGCCCAGACTCTTTCGGTGGTGAATCTATATTAGGCCGCAAGATTTACCGTACTGCAACAGACGATACTACATATTATCTTTTAACCACTATTGCGGATAATTCCACAACCACTTATACCGATTCATACGCAAACGGGGAATTAAGTTCGGCTTATGGTACGCCTACTGCTACATATATCCCGCCAAAAGGTAAGTATATTTTAGTACATAAAAATAGGTTATTTATTGCAGGCGACCCAAGTTATCCTTCACGGATATATTATTCAGAAGATGGACTTCCTGATTATTTCCCGGCAACAAATTATTTTAATATCCGGTTAGATGACGGTGATTCAATCACATTTATTAAGAATCTATTGGGTATTTTAACCATCGGCAAGAATAACACTATCCAAAAACTTTATACTGATGGTTCAGACCCTTCCGCTGATTGGGCGATTTCTGACCCATTCTCATTTAAAGGTTGTGCCGCACCGTATAGCGCAATCAACTCTCCATTAGGTATAATCTATTTAGGTAGTGATGGGATATATAAATTCAATGGTCAATATTCCACATTGATTTCTGACCAAGTTACTCCTGAGATTAAAGATATATCCCCATCAAATTTCGTAAACTGTTGGGGTATATTCCACAACAATATGTATTACCTTGCATATACTTCCCACGAATCAGGAGGGACATATAATAACAGGATATTAATATACGATACACTTAATAGTTCATACACTAAAGATTTATGTAATATCAATACCTTTTGCACATTTGGTTCGGGTACAGATTGGGATACATTATATGCCGGTTCAAGTGTGGGAGGCACGGTTTATTCATATGGGGGTACTGCACGAGAAATATTGCACAAGAAACATTCGGATTTTAGCGGAACATTTACTAATGCGAGATATATCCCTACAACCGCAGGTGGAGATGCTGACAGTGCGATATTAGAATTATCAAGAACAGAAACAATAAACTCGATGTCCGGTACGATAAATGCGCAGGTAGGGGATATTGATAGGGCTATCGCAACAGGAACGTATGTGTCTCCGATATTAAATATCAATTCTGTAACACTTGATAAACTGTATTGGAACGAAAATTTAAGTGCTGTTGGTGATATTACATTTAATATCCGCGCCTCAGATTCTTCGGTGCATTGTGAAGCTGAAACTTGGGGGACTACCGACCATACCAACTCATTGGGTTCAGATTTATCCTCAGATTCCGCCGGCGATTATCTGCAATATAAAATAAACCTTGAAACTTCTGATTTAGATTATACGCCTACTTTATACGAGAATAATAATTACGTTATCAGGCTTACTTATTTAATGGAAGGTACGACCAATGAATCCACCGTACCGTTTAAATGGGAATCCGGCTGGCTTGATTTCGGGTATCCAGGGTATAAGAAAACATTGCGTAAAATATATTGTCTATACGAATCCGAAAGTTCAGGAACACTTAACATCACATTCGAGAATTTAGAGGGAGAAACGAGTTTATTCACAATACCTCTTATTACTTATCCTTCAAGTTATACCGAATATTTTTCAGGTGGGGCATTTACCGGAGAATGGTTAAAACTTGAAATTAATGAATCGAGTTTGAATAGTTTAAAAATTAAGAAGATAATTTGTATATACGATGTCGAACCTTTAATATGAGAATACTTATATTTTTATTAACCTTATTTTTTGCTATATCTTGTTACGCGCAAGAAGTCATTGTTGATTTTGCTTCAGATTCCACAGTAATTCTTAATGATGAACTGAGAAAAAAAATAACAAAGGAATATGTGGACAGCACATGGGAGGATTACTCGGCAACTTCTACAATTACAGGATGGTCAAGTTTTACAATTAAACAAATCTATGTCAAAAAAATAGGTAAGACAGTGTTTGTAAGTTATACATTCGAAGGCACGAGTAATTCAACAAAGGTATATTTTACGCTTCCATACGACATGAGCAATACTTCTTATGCATTAGGTTCCGGAAACGATAACTCAACTGGGGCTGTGGTTAATTTAGTTGTTATACGGTATACGGCTTCAACGATAAATATTTATGCAACCCTTGTAAGCAATACTTGGACTAACAGTGGGATTAAATCCTGTTTTGGACAATTCTGGTATGTAACAAATTAAGGAGGGAATATGAAAAAGTTATTATTAACAATTACAATTTTATTGTTTTCAATCTCGCGGGCATATGCGGTTGGTTGGGATGTGGACGCACCTGCTGGTACAGATTCAGCAAGTGATATTGATTCACTCATAGGTGTAAATAATTCTGCTCTTGATTTATTATTAGCAGGATATCGCCAAAATGCGCAGATGGTATATTTATCTTCATCAACTTTGACGGTAAATGCGGGTGAAGTAGTAGTAACTAATTCTGGCGGGACGGTTCGGTTAATGTTAAGGAACACATCAACCACGACAGTTTCCTGGGCGAATGCGGATTGTGGTGAAGTACCCAGTGCAACTTTTTATATATACGCTTATTGCACGGCAACAACCGATACCACATTCTCAATAAAGCTTTCTAACTCATCTACCACACCGTTGGGGGTAATTTATTATAAACGGCTCGGTTCATTTTATAATGATTCAGCGGGGAATATCACACTTATAAACAACGATGACGATTTAGGGGAATTTGGGGATTGGACTGCTAAATCAACCAATACATCATATCAGGCGTTCACTGATGGGTTCTTCATTGTTTACGGTTCCCTCTCAGGTTCCGGATATATATATTCTGATGCAGTTTCAAATCCGGCTACAAAAAGAGGGGCGATTGATGCTGTTGCTGCGATTAGTTCAGCGATGGTGCCAGTTAAAAAAGGAGATTATTATAAATTCACACTTTTAGATGGCTCGGCAACTGTATGGTGGGTGCCGTTACAATAGGAGGATTAAATGAAGTTTATTATTATCGGTATACTTTTATTATTTGTTACACCGTGTTTTGCAGAAACATACATTATTTTTAATTCCGATACCCAAGAGGTTTTATCCGTTTCGCCACAAGATGACGCAGTAATGCCACAAACAGGATACACGAAAATTATCATAAAAGATAACTTTTGGGACTTGGATTTACAATATCCTCACCAATGGTATAAGTGGTCGGGGTCAAGACTAATTCCAAATACAAAGAAATTAGATGAGGAAGCGATAAAAGAGGAAAAGGTTAGAGAGAAAGTTGAACAGGAAAAACTTATAAATGATGAATTGCGTTCTGTTGCGATAGAACGATTAAAGGCAAAAGGAATTAATATCAAAGAGGAATAGTGGCAGAAATTTCAGAATTAATAAATTTAACTAATATTCCAAAAGAAGAAGCGAGAAAACAGTTTAATTCTATTACTAAAAAATTGGACTTAAAACATACTTTTTCCTTTGATGAAGTATATGATATTTGTATGGAGAAACGATTAACAAAAAATAAAGAAGGATTTAGGGAAATGATTACTGCTTTTGAAGAACATTTAAATAATTTACCAGAACATTTAGAAGAAGACCCTTTTCCATTGGTTCACAAATTTGCTGATGGTATGTATATCCGGCAGTTGACTGTTCCACCTCAAACATTAACCGTTACAAAAATTCATAAACAGACACACCCATTTTTTCTTTTAAAGGGAACAATTTCGATATTGACAGAAGAAGGGGTGAAAAAATTTACAGCTCCTTATTCTGGAATAACTAAAGCAGGAACTAAACGTATTATTTGGCATCACGATGAAGTAGTTTTTATTACGGTTCATTCAACCCAAGAAATTGATTTAGATAAAATAGAAGATGAAATTATAGCCAAAGATTTTGATGAAATAGATGAATTAGAAAAATCTAAATTATACCAATTTATTGATATAGTAGCTAAAGTGGAGGATTAATATGTCTTGGATAGCGGTAGCAATCGTTGGGAGTGCAGCAATTGGAGCAGGTGCTTCAATGTATTCAGCAAATAAACAAGCTAAAGCGGCAGAAAGTGCAGGTCAACCTCAACAATTACAAGATTATCCTGAGGCAAAAGCAGCAAGAGGACTCTGGTGGGATAAATTACAGGAATGGGGTAATATGCCTGGCTATGGTGGAATTTCTCCTGACTGGAATAATATTTGGATTAAGGCGCAGAATAGAGTCAGGCAATATTATTGGGGAGGCGCAACTGACCCGGGTTTAATCTCAAAAGTTAGAAGTTCTGCTGCAAACCGTAATGTATCGGACAGTCCGGCATTACAGGATATGATTATGCGTATGGGTATGCAAGAAAAAGGTGATATTCAAAATCTGGCAACCGAACAGGCGACACAACAGGCACAGTTCGGTGAAACCGCAAGAACGAATTGGATGAACCAACTGGCTTCATTATCAGGCAGGCAACCTGCATATACGACAACCCCGAATACTTATACCCCAGGAATAGGTGAGGGTATAAGTAGTTTCGCGGGAAGTATTGGCGATTATTATATGCAGAAAGAGCAACAGGATTGGTATACTAATTTAATAAGGCAACAACAATTAAATCAGAGTCAACAATATGCCAATGTAGGAGGAATGGGCAATGTTCCTGTTGCCCCAGCGAATTATTATTCACAACCGTCGGGGATGATTGACCCATCTAAAGTTAACTTTAAGTATAGTCCAAGTCAGTAGGAGGTGAATTATGGGAAACAATGCCGGTGTAGGCGCTGCATTTGCAGATATAGGTAAATCAATAAAGAAGTATGGCGACATAATGGCTGAGAGACAGAAAATTATGGCGATGATACTTTCTAATCAATTGACAGCGCAGAATAACTGGTTTTATAAACAAAGGGAGATGGAACAGGAATCTCAAAATAGACTTATTGAGAGAACTACTTTGAATCCAGCAGAACAATTCCAATTAGAGGAACAAAAAAGACGTAAGGCAAGTTATGAACAAACACAACCTGGGATGGTAATGCCACAAACAAATGGTGCTATTCCTCCTCAATCTGAAGGCGATATTTTTAGTCAATCAATGGGAGAAGTTACAACTTTGGGTGATAAAGGATATGAAGTTGAACGCGACCCCAAAAAAGCGGGATTAATACTTCTTCAAAGAAAAATGGCGGCAGGAAAAAAGTTAAGTGAAAGAGAACAAAGGTTTTTTGATAAAGAGATGGGGATTAGTAGTATGGAAAAAGAGCAATTAACAATGGCTTCACAATTACGTCAAGAATTTATTAATCGTCCAGAAATAAAAGAATTTGTAACCATTAATACTCAAGTAAAAGCGATGGATTCTCTTTTAAATAATGCAATAGGGGGTGATATAAAAAATAAAGTAGCATTAGATCAAGCATTAATCACCATGTATAATAAATTGACTGATCCACAATCAGTTGTTCGAGAATCTGAATATGCAAGAACTCCAGAAAACTTACCTTTTTATAACAGATTTTTCGGTGCATTTAATAAATTAGAAAAAGGTGGAGCTGGCATGACTGATGATGATAGAAAAGCTCTTGTTTGGGGAGCTAAACTTATAGCTAATGAAAGAGGACAAATATTCAATGAACGTAGTCAATATTATGGTAATTTAGCTCAAAAAGCGAATATTGACCCAGAATTAGTTATTGGTGGAATAACCGAATATAAACCTTATGAAGAAATGAATCAAAATCAAAATGCAAATAAAGATTTACAATTAAAAATTCAAAAAGCTAAAGAATATGGATATACTGATGAAGAAATACAAGCATTTTTAAATGGGAGTAAATAATGCCTAAACCAAATTTAGAAGAAATTTTTTCGTCTTCTCCTATTTCAGATATTAATACAAAACCTCCTTTGAATGAAATTTTTGGAAATACTATTTTTAAACCAATTCCCGAAATAATGACTTCTCAAACTTTTACCAAAGAAACTTCTAAGGGCGAATTAATGACTTTAAGAACATTTAAAAAAGAAGAAAAAAATAAATATATTCGCAGTGGCAGAATGGCAAAAGATATAGGTCAATTTTTAGGTGGAATTATAGGATTTGGTGTTGGTGCAACAATAGGACATCCTTATGTTGGAGGTGCATTTGGTGGGACTATTGGCAGAACCATAGCTAATCTTAGTGTTGAACAAGCAAAACAATTTGAAATAATTGCTAAAAAACGTATTGCAAAACAACCATTATCATTAAAAGAAAGTGCAATATTATATTTAGCACCTCCGTTTTCATATCCTTTTGTAATTGAACAAATGACACCCCAAAAACATTTGAATCTTGGTAGAGAAATATTAACCACCGCGGTCGCCGAAACTATTTCTGCACCAATGGGGATAGTTTTAACTTATGCCGGTAGAGGGATATTAAAAGGATTATTGACTGCTCGAGTTGCCGAACGAGGATTTGAACGAGGATTTAAAAAAATATTAGATCCTGAATTCTATAAGAATAGAGTCCCTAAAATGATTGCCGAAAAAACAAGTAGATTTTTTAATAGATTATCGAATGTAACCGGTAAAGAAGTAGATATAGTTGTTAATAGTCCAGTATATAAAAAGATGACAGTTAGAGTTGACAATTTAAAAAGTGAAATAAAGAATATTTTACCGAAAGGATTAATCATAGAAGATTTAGAGGCGAGTGTGGGACAGAAAAAATTATTACAACGAGCAACTAAATTGATAACCAGCTTGGGTGAAATACCAGAAGGCAAAAAAATTACTGAAAAAGTTATGGTAAAAACAATGACTGAAGAAATAGAAATATCTGTATCTAATTTATGGAAAAAAAGAAAATTATTGGATAAAATAATGAATACTTATAATTGGAGTGAAGATAGTATAGATTATCTTAATAAATTACGTAGTATTTTGAATAAACCTATAAGAGAGGCCGGAGTGGATATAGCATCAGCTTTCAATAAATATGCTTTTGTAAAACAAGGTGAATATGATTTAGGTAAAAATTTTATGGTGGCTAAAGGTATAGGGGGAGAGATATATGCTTCCCCAGCAGAAAAATTCGCCGCTGAATTGATGTCTACTAAAAAAGACGATTTAATACGGCGACTTAAAGATTTGGATAGATTAACCAATGCTGATGATAAAATAATTGATGAATTTCTTGATTATGCGGCATCTGAAGCATTAGATAAAAAGATTGGATTCGGTGTATTTCAAGAAATGTTAGTTGGCATGTTGGGTGGAAGAAAAACGATAGCACAAATGGGGGCATTTGGACAGAAACCAATAATTAAAGCCGGAGAGAAAATTCTTGGCAGAACAGTTCCGATAGGCTTAACCAATATATTGACTCCAGAAAAAGAATAATGAATTTTAAAAATGAAATAAAAGAATTGGGAGAAGGACTACTTGCTTGGTTTAGAATTTTATCCGGTTTATTTTTAATGTTTACCATAATTTATGGTATTGTAATATTTTTTAGAGGGGGGTGCTAAATGAAAGAACTTATCAAGCAATTCATTGAGGCAATTATTAAAGAGTGGGTTAAAGCCAGGACAGTATTTACCCTTTTATTTTATATAACTTTTCTATACTTGATATTGAAAAAAATAGAAGTTCCACCAGAATTGAATACGATTATATCCACACTATTCGGTTTCTGGTTTGGTCAACGGCAATCTAACAAAAAGGAGGAAGTAAAATGAAAAGGATAATGTCAGTTTTAGCATTGATTTTGGCAATGGCAATCCCAGCTATGGCGATGGCTCAGGAAAGTTTATCTATAACCGATATGGTTAAACGGATTCCGAATCTCAAACAGGGATTTGGTTATTCTTTTATTGACCACGATTTCGGGTATCTTGCCACGGTTGAATTGGCGAAATGGAAAGATATATCGTTTGAAGCCGGATACAACTGGAAAAATAAGGCAATCGGGGTTATTAGTTATGATTTTTTTAAGTTAAAGGATTTTGGGGTTACATTACCTATCTTAAATTTGGTGGGATGTAAATTAGGAGTTTATGCCGGCTATGGCAGGATTGATTTATTACAAGGTGGCGGGAATCAAGAATTTGACTATGGTGCCAGTGCGACTATTTTAGAGATAAAATTTTGAGGTGAAAGATGGTTACTAATATTGTCCAACCGGTTAAACACGCAATATTTCGTGCCTTCTCAGTATTTTGTGTTTTCTTGGTAATTGGTTTGCTTGGTTTGGGAGTTAAACGACTATTGTATCCACCCAAAACCGAAAGTTATGCTCAGACTATTCAAGCGGGCGGGGTGAATTACAATATTGAAATTTATAATCCCCAAGATACATTTTTTCTCGGTCTGCATATTTTCGGGTTTAAGTTAGGCATTACTAAACCGACAGTCAAGAAGATAAACGATATTACTGCGGAATTAAAACCTATTCAACCGGTGAAGAAATGATTAAGCATACACTTTTGTTAATTATCTTGGCTTGTATAAATATATAAAATAACTTGATATTCATATCCACCAATGCTATACTTATTATAGTAAAGGAGGATATGATGAAAAAGAAATGTTTATGGTGTGGAAAAGAAATACAAACTTGCAGATGTTTAAAGGATAGAAAAAAATTTTGTTCTAAAGAATGTTTATATAATTTTAAAAAAGGAAAGCATTATTCTCTCAAAACAGAATTTAAAAGAGGCGAACATCCTTCTCCGAAAACTGAATTTAAAAAAGGCGATAATCTTGGTAAAAATCATCCTCGCTGGAAAGGTGGTCGCCATAAATTAAAAACAGGATATATTCAAATATATGCCCTTGGACATCCAAGAGCTTATAAGAATTTTGTATATGAACATATACTTATTGCCGAAAAAAAATTAGGCAGATATTTATTAACTAATGAAGTCGTTCACCATCTTAATGGCATTAAAGATGACAACAGGGAAGAAAATATAGTGGTTTGTCAAAGCGATAAAGAACATTTTAAAAATCATAGATTAAAAACTTGGTCAAGAAAATATGATAGATGTAGAAAGTGTGGAACAACAAAAATAAAACATGAGGCAAGAGGACTTTGCCAAAATTGTTATAAATATTACCAAAATCATAAAAAATTATGCGAATATTGATTTTTATATTTTTAACAATATTGAGTTCAATTTTTTACAGACTCGGCGGAATAGGAAAACCTTATCCTGTTAAAATAAGGGATGGCGGTTGTCCTTTAGTTGCCCTTACCTTGCTATGGTTATTAGGTAGTTCGGGGCTACAAGGGGTATTTCTGCTTAAAATAGGGCTATTCTTGGTTACTTATGGGCTAATGTTTGCCAGTTTGACTACCTATTGGAAAAAGGGTGTAGACGCTAAAGCGATTAACTGGTTTTTCCACGGTTTTGGCGTAGGGATATCTTGCTTACCTTTAACTTGGTTAGGGATCGACTGGTGGTTAATTCTTGCCCGGGCCGTTATACTCGGTATAACAATGATGTGGTGGTCAGAAAACAATGATGATGTCCTTTGGGAAGAAGGCGGCCGTGGCGCCTTAATAATCCTCACTTTGCCTGTTTTGCTAACCTAAAATGAGATTCAAACCTTATTGGCAGGATAAGATAAAAAAGATGAGAAGAAATAACGAAGAACAACGATTGCAAGAATGGTTTGCCTTGTGGCTTAATAGTAAGAATATATTATTTAACGCCTCAATGGCTGGGGTTAATCTTGGGATAGCAACAGCAAAAGCCCGCAAACAAATGGGTGCAAAGGCAGGATTCCCTGATATATTTATTTATGAACCAAGGGGTGGTTTCAATGGTATGGCGATTGAATTAAAAGCGAAAGGTGGCACAATGACCAATGAACAAACGGATTGGTCAAATCGCCTTACTGATAAAAAATATTATTCTTTGATTATGTCTGGCAAACTTAAATTCTACGAAGCGCAGAAATACTTAGAAAAAGTTACTACGGAATATCTTTCCTTGAAATAAGTCCTTGACAAATTCGATTTTATAGATTATACTTTTATTGTAATTAGATAGAAAGGAAAAAGTGAATATCCAGATAGGCGGTGATAATAGATTTAAAGGCGAAGTTAAGGCGAAAGCCTTAGACCGATTCACCGTCGGCCTGGAGCTTCGCCTTTTTTATTTTTAGCATCCATACAAAGATAAACACCCTTAACTGGTAATACTAACCTGGGCAGTCTTAGGATGCAAAGTCTAACAGAAAACCTTAAAACCGAGAACTCATTCGACGAGGGCTTAATGTTCTCAAAATTCAGCGTTCATCCAGAAATCCTCAATGCAGGGACACTGTGTAGTGGCGTAAGCCAGGGGTAGCTGTTAGTAAGGCAATGTTTATCGTCAAAATAAAAATACCCTAAAGGGGCTTCCTTTACCTTAAATCTATTCTCTGAGGGCTTATGAATAAACAAAACTTAATAATTAAAATCGCCTCAATTCTTTTAAAACAAGAAGTGCCACATTGGCGTTGGGAAGTAGCAAATTCTGCTCTAAAAGCAAGGTATTTGGAACAGGCGGAAGATTTATATGAGATTTTTGTTAATGAAGAAGTTTTAATTAACCAAAAGGAGTAACCAATGGATATTAAAAAAGAGTTTGATGTAGTCGCTAAAGCATTACGAGAAGATGAATCTTTTTATTATGGTTGGCAATCAAATATAGCAATGGCGTTTGTTGATGTATTAACAAATGCGGGATACGATTTTCCTGATAGAAACATATTAGCAAATAGGGCGGCAAAAAACTTTCTGGATTTATTGATAAAAGAGAAAAAAATATCTTAATTCTTTTCCAGGGGCAAAGTATTTTTAAATCCTCGTCGCTGTGGAGGTCTTAAAATAGTTATTGACAAATGGTATATTATAGTATAAACTTATACCAAGATGAAAAAAGAGAAGATTTATAAAGCCAAACTACATATTGAAATCCCCGAAAGATACCACGATTTATTAGTAGAAATAAAAGACGATACAGGTATTTCATTTAATAAATTGGTATCAAGGGCAATAAGAAACTTTCTAAAGGCAAAATTATATATAGTGGATTAACTATGCCTAAATTCCTGCGCATCAAACATAAAAATAACCCCCGCTGTTCAAAACTCAGATTATTTTGGATGAGAGTCCTTTTAAGTCTGGGTTTTTTTCTTTGCGCGCAGGCAGAGGCAGCGGGGCCTAAATCAACTAATCCCTTACCTGCGGATAATTCTGACCCAAGTGTCCAATCAAATCCTCGCACCTTGCGGGGCCCATTAGACACCTCCTTTTTACAGGCGAAAAAAAAGATGCCTGGCTATTCGCGGGTAGGGGTTATTGATTTAGACATAATCGCCACCATCGAATCATCAAACAATCCTATGGCGTATAATCCCAAAAGTGGGGCAAGAGGATTGTATCAGATTACCCCGATTTGTCTAAAAGATTACAATAGCCAAAATACCCCCCAAATCGCCCCTACACGCCTTTTTGACCCCTTTATCAATAAACAGGTGGCTAAATGGTATTTAACGCAACGTATACCCCTATTCTTGCGAAATAAAGGCATTCCTATAACGGTTGCCAACATTCTTTGGTGCTATAACGCAGGGATAGGTAATCTATTAAAAAGAAAAATACCAAAAGAAACCAGGGATTATATTGCTAAATACAGGAGATTACAATGACCGCCCATACTGAACTTGAAAAGATTTGCAAAAATATTGACCGCAAGGCGCGCAGACTCAGGCGACTTCGCAAAGTTAGAGGCGAACCATTATCGCTGGGGATGACCGAGAGGATAATGGAGGGATATAAATCAGGAAAGAATATGGGGGATTGAGGATGACTATATATAAAATTTCTTTATTGATATTAGTTGACCGTGAATGGAAATGGGTTAAAGACGCTTATGATTATCTTGATAGAATTTTTCATTATTTCAAACAATCAAAAGCGATAGAGGATTATAGATTATTAAAAGTTTATAAATTTAAAAGAAAAAGGAAATTAGCAAATGTCTAACCTCATCCCCGTAACTTATCTCGGCAAGCAGTCAGGGTTTAATATCGTAACTGATTTTTATTTAGTCAATATGCAGGATGGGCGGACGGTCAAATATCATCCTGAATTGCATAATATTGTGGGGATGGATAAACGGTGCAAAGAGAAAGAAATACCAAATCTAAAAAGAAAGTGAGGTGAAATTTGGCAAGATATTGTTGCCGCAAGAATAAAAAGGTAAGTATCAAAAAAGCTAATGAATATTGCATTTTACATCGTTGCCCTGAGTTAATGGTTAATAGGCCGGTAATTGAACGAGGGAGATTAAAACATATCCAAGTGCCGGTAGTATTAGAAACTTTGATTGATAATAATTTCAGTTGCTAAAAAGGAGATGATTAAAATGAAGAATAAGGCGGTAGTTATTAAAAATAGAGAACCGAGAGAAGTAATTGTTGTGGATAATTCTCCTGCAGGAATGATACGAACGGCGGTTGCGGGTGGTGCTGATTTGGATAAATTGGAGAAATTGCTTACCTTGCAAGAAAGGTTTGAGGCGAACGAGGCTAAAAAGGCATATACACAAGCATTATCCGCCTTTAAGTGTGAGGTACCGGATGTTAAACGTGATAAAAAGAATAAACAATACGATAGCACCTATGTATCAAAAGGCAACCTCATCAAAACCATAACCCCGATTTTAAGCAAATTTGGGTTATCTGCTAATTTCTCTTATAAGAATTTGCCTGAAAACTTTGTAGAGGTAGCTTGTCGTTTAACTCATCAGCGGGGGCATAGTGAAGAAACATCTTTTTCTGCTCCGGCGGATATTTCTGGCTCAAAAAATCCTATACAGCAATTAAAATCTACAATAACTTATTTGGAAAAAATTACCTTTGCTGGGATTTTAGGGATAGAATCCACTGAAGAAGTTGATGATGATGGGCGAGGTTCGGCGCCGGCTGAGTTGATAGACAAAAAACAGTTAAGTCAGTTGCTTGATATATTAAGCGAAATCAAAGGTGATCCTCTTGAAAATCTACAAAAATTCCGGGTATACCTAAAACTTGAAAAACTGGAAGATATGCTTAAAACCGATTTTCAGAAAGCTGTTAATGCGTTGGAAGCCAAAAGAAAAGCACAGGGGAAAGTATGAGAATAATTGAGTGCGTCCAAAACTCTCCTGAATGGTTTGCGGCGCGTTGTGGGATTCCGACATCCTCTAATTTTGATAAGATAATTACTGCGGATGGTAAACCTTCAAAACAAAGACAAAAATATCTTTACCAACTGGCAGGGGAAAGAAGCGCAGGAAAAGCCGAGGAAACTTATCAAAATGCTGCTATGCTCCGGGGAATAGAAATGGAAGATGAGGCGCGAAAACTCTATGAGGTAATAACCGGAGGAACGGTTATCCAAGTAGGATTATGTATTACCGAGGGAAAAACAATCTATGCCGCCAGCCCGGATGGGTTATTCAAAGATGACGGGTTGGTTGAGATTAAATGCCCTTTGATTTATACGCACGTTTCCTATCTGTTGAATGGGGGATTAGTGGAAGATTATTTCCAGCAGTTGCAGGGGCAGTTATTGGTTACGGGTAGAAAATGGGTGGAGATAATGTCCTATTATCCTGGATTGAAACCTTTACTTGTGCCGGTTAACCGAGACGAAAAGTTTTTAAAAGCACTTAAAATAGAACTGGAAATTTTCTGCGGGGAACTTGAGGAAGTAACCGCTAAAATAAAATAAAGGGGGTTATTAAAATGGAAAATCAATTACAGATTATCATCAAAGAGAGTGGACTCGAACCTACTAAGGCAAAGTATATTCTGGAGCAATTTGTAGACTATTTTAACTTAGCTGATGAATGGACAATCAAGGCAAGGGCAATCGTAGTTACAAACGAAAACCAAAAAGCCGAAATGGAGATGGCGCGCACCGGCCGTTTATTCTTGCGTGAAAAAAGGATTGCCATAGAAACGTCGCGAAAGGAATTAAAAGAACAGTCGTTACGAGAAGGTAAAGCGATTGACGGTATCGCTAATATTCTGAAAGCCTTAATCGTGCCTATTGAAGAATATTTGGAGAACCAGGAGAAATTTGTCGAGATACAGGAAGAAAAAAAACTCGAAACCAAACGTCAAGAGATTGAAAGGCGAATGGCAGAAGAAGAACGGATTGCTCAAGAGAAAGCCGCAGTAGAACAGGAAAGGCTTAGGATTGAGAATATAAAACTAAAGAAGGAAGCCGAAGCAAGGGAGTGGAAAATTAAGAAAGAACGTGAGGAGCAAGAGAAAATCTTGGCTGTTGAACGCGCTAAGGCTGACTCTTTAGCAGAAAGAGTAGCAATAGAAGCCAAACAAGAACGGGATAAGCAAGCTAAAAAGTTATCTATGGAACGCATTAAGGCTGAAGCAGACCGCAAAATAGCCGAAGAAAAAGCGTTTAAAGAACGTGCAAAGTTGGAAGCCGAACGGAAAGAGAAAGAACGGTTGGAGGCAATCTTAAAAGCACAAATAACCTGCCCTTATTGCGGCAAAAAGTGGACTCCGAAAAAATGATATGCTATTTATGCGGAGAAGAAACCAATATAAAAGAAACCGATTATGAAGATCGTAATTATCTAAAAATATGTTGATAAATCCAAATAACTATGATACAATTTTAGGCAGTGAGAGGGAAGTGGATTTTTTATTGCCTAAAACACGGACGCAAAGTAGGCTTGAAAAGTTTAACCACTTTTCTCTCACGGCTGAAATGCGTCCTTTTTATTTGGCGAAAGAAATGAAGCTTTGTTTAGATTGTGGCAAAAAACTTAAAGATTATAGGTCAATTAGATGTAGGTCTTGTTCTAAAAAAAAGTTATTTCAAAATCGAGAAAAAACTCCTAATTGGAAAGGTGGAAAACCTAAATGCATAGTTTGTAAAAAAATATTAAAATCATATACATCTAGTAAATGTTCAAAATGTGCAAAATTGGGAATTACTTTTAGTGATGAACGTAGGAATAAAATTAAGCAATCCTTACAAAGAACTATCAAGGAAAGAGGAAGTTGGGGTTTTCAAAATGGACATTTGCCTTGGAATACTGGTAAAAAAAGACCAAAGATGAGTGGGGATAAACATCCTAATTGGAAAGGTGGAGATTTAGAAAAAAATTGTAAAGAATGCGGGAAAGTATTTTATAGCAAACATTCTTATATTAACAGAGGTTACTTTTGCACAAGAAAATGTTTTATTAAATGGAAAATTAAGAACTCACCTAAAAAAGAAAAACATTATAATTGGAAAGGAGGAATAACACCTGAAATAAACAAAAGAACAAGTTCTCTTAAATGGAAAACAATTAGAAATATGGTTTATGAAAGAGATGTTTGGAAATGTCAAATATGCAACAAACATTGTGATAAAGATATTCAATGCCATCATATTATCCCTTATAGAATTTCTTATAATGATGATTTTAAAAATCTAGTAACTCTTTGTAAAGCTTGTCATATAAAAGAAGAAAGAAATTACCCTAATGGCAAATTCACACAAGATCATTTGTTGGTATTGCAAAAAAGAATTTGAATACCAGGGAGATAAATATCAAGATGTTTTTTGTTTTTTCTGCGATATTATGATTTCCGTATATGACCCAGCGGATTACATTCCAATTCCGCCGGAACAAGAGGAAGAATGGATATTATCTTCGTCGCTAAAGTAGACAAAGGAAACCTCGTTTTAAATGATGCCTCAAGGTTTAAGGAATATCTGCGGAGCCTGGACGGGCAGGTGGTAGATGTTATTGTGCGCAAACCGAAGAAACCACGAAGTAATAACCAGAACGCTTATATGTGGGGAATAGTTTATCAGTTAATCAGCGAAACTACTGGTTATACGCCTAATGAAGTCCACGACGCAATGCGTATGTTATTTTTATTGGACCGGTCAAGGAAGATACCTACTTTGCGTTCTACAACTGAATTATCTACGGTTGAGATGGAAGATTATCTAAGTAAAATTAGAGAATTTGCTTCTATGGAACTTAACTGTTATGTGCCAGAACCCAATGAAGTTAATTTATAAGGAGGGCCTTATGCCTAACGATACCGAGCAAGAAGAAATGGTAAGGGAACACAATTTGCACCAAGAAGAGATTATCAACAAAAAGTATAGCCAGGAAACACTAATACTCAATTATCTGCGTGCTGGTAATTCGTTGACACCCTTAGAGGCGCTGAGACTCTGGGGTTGTTTTAGATTAGGCGCAAGGATATATGACCTTAAGCGACAGGGATACGATATTAAAATGAAATTGGTTGCAGGCGATAACAGAAAACATTTCGCCAAATATTATCTATGAAAAAATTTAAAGGGTTAATGACTTCCTGGCGATCTGATTGGCGAACTCCTAAAATATTATTTGATGAACTTAATAAGGAATTTCACTTTAATTTTGATCCTTGCCCCAATAATCCGACTTTTGATGGGTTATCTATTGAATGGGGGGGGGCAACCTTTTGCAATCCTCCTTATGGCCGGACAATAGGATTATGGCTTAAAAAAGGATATGACGAATGGCAAAAAGGGAAGTTAATTGTTTTTTTAATTCCATCAAGAACAGACACTATTTGGTGGCATAGTTTTGTTATGAAAGCGACGGAGATTAGGTTTATAGAAGGTAGATTAAAGTTTAGTGAATATCACAACTCAGCACCGTTTCCAAGTGCGGTTGCAATTTTTAAATAAGGTTTCCACAAACATTCGCGGGGGTATGAAGATGAAATCATCAGAAATGAAGCCTAATCTAAAAATTGTCTCTCCAGAAAATAAAATTTGGATAGTTATAAAAAAATATGCGCCAGGTTTATGGATGATAAAAAGAGGAACAAAAAAAGGAAAGCTTTGTTTTCTCGCTCAAGGGCAACTAAGAATGTTTCGTCCAGTATAATTATAAATAGGGAATACAACAAAACTGAGGCGAGAAAATTATCCCGCAGACATTGGCAGGAAAACCATAAAGAACATTATAATGCTTACCAAAAAGAATATCACCGAACCCATAAGATTGAACAAAAAATTTCTAATAAACATTGGCGAGAGAAAAATAGATATTCTATTAGGTTGCGGGAAAGAAGTAGATGGCATATCAGAGCTGGAAAAATTTTAAAAGAACCCTGCGCAATATGTAAATCTATGGAAAATTTAATTGCAATACCTCAAGACCCCAACCAACCAAGAACTATTTTATTTTTATGTAGAAAACATTGGTTAGAACATAGAAAAACGATAAAAGAAACCAGAGACCTATTTTAACTATGGAAAAGAGTAGAGGGAATACTGACGCAGAGTATTATTTTATTCAATTCTTATTTTGCACAAACCGTGATTTACTTTGCAAGGATTATAGGGATATTTACGATGTTATGTTTATCCGATATGAAAAAATTTATAATGAGGGTATAGAAGCGAGGTTAGATTTAGCAGATATTAACAAAAAGTTTGTAAATAAAATGCTCCAGAGGAACAGAAAAAATGCTCATAGACACCCATAAATTTATCTTGACAGGGAATTTTAATAATGGTATATTGAGTATAACTTAGGGTGAGGTAAAATATGAGGGGTAAAATGTTAAACAGAAAAACAAAAGGCTCGACGGAAAACCGATTGAGTCTTTTTTATTGCCTGCCCCTATCGAAGCAACCAGCCCTAAGCTGGTCTCTCATCTTTGGCTTTGGTGGGGGCAGTGCCTTTTTAAGGGGCAATAATGGCAAATTATTCAAATAAACTAAGGAATGATTTATTAAAAGAAACTAATTATAAATGTTCCTATTGTGGTAATGACTTAAATAATATTTATGAAATTGAACACTTTATCCCTAAATCGCAGGGGGGAACAGGGAAAAGAAAAAACCTTACTGTTAGTTGCAGAAAATGTAATATTGCCAAACTCGATTATTCTTTAGAAAAATTTAAGCAACGAATAAAGGTTAAAACATTTTACTATGAAAAAATTGGATTATCGAAAGGGGAAATCTATGGCAAACCGTTTTACAGATAGCCGCAAATGGGATGATCCTTGGTTTAGAAAATTACCTTGTAAATATAAAGCATTTTTTATATTTTTACTTGATAAATGCGACCATGCTGGGATATGGAAAATAGATTTTGAAAGCGCGGAGTTTCATATAGGTGAAAAACTTGATAAAAATGAAATTTTAGGCATAATGAACAGCCGGATTATAGAACTAAAAGAAAAGTGGTTTATACCAAAGTTTATAAACTTCCAATATCAAGTTTCTTCAATCACAGAATTAAATCCTGAAAATAGAGTTCATAAGTCAGTTATTGAATTATTAAAGAAAGAAGGGGCTTTAAAGGGGCTTAAATTACCCTTACAAGGGTGTAAGGACAAGGATATGGATATGGTTAAAGATAAGGATAAGGATAAGGATGATAAAGGGGTTGTTAAGGGGGGATATTTAGAAAACAAGGAGTTTGAGATTGCTTTCAATAATTTCCTTATTATGCGCCAAGAAAAAAAGAAACCGGCTACAAAACGCGCTCGAGAGATTATTCTAACCAAACTCCATAAATTTGATATTGAAATAGCAATTAAGATGTTAGAGCAATCAACAGTTAACTCCTGGACAGATGTTTATGAATTAAAAAATAAAATTGAAAGTAACCTAACTAAACAACAAAGAAGCAATTTACAAGGATTAAATAAGACAATAGAAAGGATTAAGAATGATAAGCGAGGCGTTTCAGAAAGGGTATCTGGCTTTAGCGGCCGCCTTCCCGGGACTACAATTTAATAGTGATTTGTTTTGGGCAGCATTAAACGATTTAGATGGGCAGTTTTTTTTAATGGCGGTTATGGATATTATTAAGACAACAAAAGAACTTTATCCGGGTTCAAATATAATCGCTATCTTACGCAGTCGCGCAGAAGAATTAAGAATAGAAGTATTAAAAAATAGCACTTTAAAATTGGAAGCCGAAACTGAAAGAGAACGTATAGAGCGATGGCGCAAAGAATCGGCGCCTATGCCAGAAGATTGCCGGATCGCTTTAGAAAAATTAGGGATAAATATTAAATAACCCTCTGGGCTGGTGTGGTTATTGCCGTGAATAATCCTTAATGACGATTAGGGGGATGTGTAGGCAAGGCAATATGAGAAATCCATCCTGCCATCAGCCCAGGGGTAAAAAAGGAGGAGAGAAGATGAGAGCAATAATAAAAGACTGTAGCACTGATATTTTATTAACCAGTGAGGAAGTAAAGCAATTTTGTAAACCAGAAAGTGTTGATACCTGTATTTGGTTGCTTGGTAGTTCTATTGGTTTTGAATGTTGCTATTATAATAAACCCTGGTCTTTAGTGGAAAGATTTGATAAAGGAGAAACTAATGCTAAAAGAGATGGGTGCGACAGGGTTAAAAATTTTAAACCTGGAGAACAAGATAAAAATGAAGTGGAGTTTTAACCTATCGGCACAGAAAGGATAAAGCGGAGATGAGAGAAATTAAGTTTAGAGCGTGGCATATTGGAGCAAAGTTAATGACAGAAGTTGAAGATATTAACTTCAAGACTAAAAGGATTTGGGTAAATAGATTAGATAAGAAAGGATTTTATTCTTTAGAGAAAGCAGAATATGAATTATTGCAATTCACAGGTCTTAAAGACAAGAATGGTAAGGAGATTTATGAAGCAGTTCTTCTTGTTCAATGAATAGCAACATTATAACAGAATACTTCTATAAACCAAGCTCTTAATATGTCTGGGAAGAAGGGGAGGAAAAAAATTATAAGAGGTTTGGTTTGGAGTGGTTTTATAGGAGAATATAAAAAACCACCAATTTATATAATTCCCAAACCTGGCGACGATGGAATATTTATAGATGATGTTCTAAGGAAGTTTGTTACTAAGAAAGTCCGTATCACCATTGAGGAGATATAATCAAAAAGAATATGCTGAACATATAAGGAGGCAAAATGCAATCTAAGAATGAGAAAACGATAAGGGAAGAAGATTATTTAGACAGATTTGCTGAAGTTGTAAAAGGACTTGAAATTGAGAAAACCATAGCAAATAAGTTAGCCAACTTTATTTATGTTGAGATAGAAATAGCTAAGAAGAAAGCCATTCACTTCCTCTACGAGAAGATTGAACAGAGGATACTTAATGATATAAATGTTTATGGAGATGATTATGTAGAAAGGGTAGAAGTTCTCGCCCTACTTGCCAACCTTTTTGAACAGGAGGAGAGATGAATGAAATAGTGAAGTCTATTACTGATATTATTATTAATTTTTTTCTTTTAGAAAAGAGTTGGGCAAAATTATTTTATATCATTAGTCCAAAAGATGAGAAAGTGATAAGAAAGTTAGCCT